TGCCAGAGGAGTATCCGTACGATGTGCCGGGTGAGTCACGCAGCATTAAGGCTTTGGACTTTGATGACCGGATTGATATCCTGCCGGTGTCTGACCCCAACATCTTCTCGGTGGCCCAGCGTATTACGATGGCCCAAACCCAGCTTCAATTGGCGCAGAGTGCGCCTCAAATGCATAACCTCTACGAGGCGTATCGTAGGATGTATGAGGCGATTGGGGTGCGGGACGTTGATGGGATCTTGAATAGCCAAGACATTGACAAGCCAAAGGACCCGGCAAGCGAAAATGCTCAAGCGTTGGATGGTTCCCCGCTCAAAGCGTATGCTGGTCAACAGCATGACGCCCACATTCGGGCGCACATTCTGTTTGCTTTGTCCCCCATGGTTGCACAGATGCCAACAGTAGCTTCGACGCTACTCAAGCATTTGTTGGACCATGTTCGGTTGAAGGCCGAGGAGGACGTAGAGGCCGAGTTGTTCAAGGAATATGGGACTGATCCGGACCATATGGTTTCTGCGCTTCAACGTGAAGCAATGGTAGCCTTGAAGGTGGCTGAGTTTTACGAAGAGGTCAAGCAACTACAGAACCAGCTGTCTGGGGCGGACAAAGAAAAGCCTGACCCAGTAGTTGAGCTTAAAAAGCAAGAACTGGCGCAACGTGCTAAACGTGACCAATCGCAAGCTCAGATTGACCAAGCTCGGATTCAGTTGGATGCTCAACGCGAGCAGAATGATGTCCAGAATGACCAAGCAAAGTTGGCGTTGCAACAAGCCATTGCTGATCAACGAGCAGAGATTAGCATGAGACAAATGGAGAGTCGCCGTGGCAATTTCCCGCAGTAAAATGGAAAAGCAGGTAGAAAAAGCGCCTGCTAAAACCAAAAAGTACGCTAAAAAGGGCGAAATGCCGGTAGAAAAGGGCAAAATTTCGTACACTTATCGAAAAGATGCGTTCAAAAAGGTGAAACTAGCGTAATTTTGGTGTATAGTCAGTTTGTGGCTATCGAACAAGGCCCGTTTTGTTCGCTTCATTGGATTAATCCATGCTTGAATTCACTGAAAAACTGCGAAAAGAGCTCCGCCAGCTTAAACGCGAGGCGGAGGAGCAGGTTTTGAGTGGTCGCATAGCGGATATAGCTCAATACAAGCACATGATGGGTCGTCTAGAGGGCTACAAATTCGTGGAAGACGTAGTAAATCGTCTTTTAAGTGAGTATCCCGAAGATTAAGGACCCTTTAATATGGAACTTACCGCGCTGGAGAAGAAATGGGCAGATGAGGCGGCTACAAAGCAGCCAAGTCTCACTGATGCCTATGACAATGACGGCGGATTGCAGGTAGATAAGCTGGAAGGCTCGGTTTTGGACCGAATTCCCAAACCGACCGGTTGGCGAATCATTATTTTGCCCTACAGAGGGGCCGCAAAGTCAAAAGGCGGCATTGCTCTGGCGGATCAGACCATTGAACGGCAGCAGTTGAGTACCACTGCGGGCTATGTTCTGCGGGTAGGTCCACTTGCCTATGCGGATGAGGTGAAATTTCCTCATGGAGCATGGTGCAAGGAGGGTGATTGGATCATCTTTGGCCGCTACGCAGGGGCTAGGATGAATATCGATGGTGGGGAGATCAGAATCCTTAATGATGATGAGATTCTTGCCACTATTCGCAACCCAGATGACATTCTGCACATGTGAGGTAAGCTATGGGAAACACTACACCAGATGATCAATTAGAGTTTGACTTAGGGGCCGAAGAAAAGGAGACCGAAATCTCCTTGGAGGATGAAAAGGAAAATGAGGCACCAGAGGCTTCGGTTGAACAAGAAGCCCCTGCAGTTGAAGAGAAACAGGCCCAAAAAGACGAGCTAGATTCTGTCAGCGAGGCTGTTCAGAAGCGTATTGCCAAGCTTACCGCCAAGATGCGGGAGGCTGAGCGCCGTGAACAGGCCGCTATTGAATACGCCAAAGGTTTGCAAAACCAAACGCAAGAGCTACAGCAGAAATTAGTAAGCACTGACTATAGCCGTCTTAATGAAACTAAAACTCGTTTAGAGACACAGCAGGCTACCCTGCGTCAGATTATCAAAAAAGCTCGTGAAGAGGGCGATATTGATACAGAAACTGAGGCTCAGCAGCGTTTAGGTGAATTGGCGTATGAGCAAAGGCAAGTTGCCGCATATCTCCAACAACAAGAGACGATGCGGGAAGAACGAGCCGCCCAAGCTCAACAGCCGCAGCAACAACGACAACAGCAACAGCCTCAGCGCCCAAAACCGAGCCCTAGGGCTGAAAAATGGGCGGCAGAAAACTCTTGGTTTGGTCAAGATAGAACCCTAACGTATGCAGCTTGGGGTATTCATCAGACCTTAATTGAGGACGAAGGTGTTGACCCCAGTACTGAAGAGTACTATACTGAGTTAGACCGAAGATTGCGTGATGAATTTCCGCGACGCTTCGCCAGCCAGCAGGCTGAACAACCAGTTGCCAGACAACAGCGTCCCGCGTCCGCTGTTGCACCTGCCTCCCGAAGTTCCGGGGTTGCAAGTACGCGCCGTTCTGTCCGGCTATCGCCGAGTCAGGTTGCCATAGCTAAAAAGCTTGGTGTTCCGCTTGAGGAATATGCCAAGTATGTAAAGGAGTGATCTCATGAGCGATCAAAAAGTAACTATCGATAGAGCACCCCGCGCTAGCCGTGAAAAGGAAGCTCGTCGCAAGCCATGGGCACCGCCTTCGCGCCTTGATGCGCCTCCAGCTCCTGCTGGATACAAGCATCGCTGGATTCGTGCCGAAATCAACGGTTTCGAGGACAAACAGCACGTATATGGTCGTCTTCGTGAGGGCTACGAGTTAGTCCGTAATGAGGATTTGCCAGAGGAATACCGCGACACGCTGCCAACCCTAGAGGATGGTAAGCATGCTGGGGTGGTTTCTGTTGGTGGCCTAATGCTTGCTCGGATTCCTGAGGAAACGATTGAGGAACGTAACCAGTACTATCAACGTAAAGCGCAGGATCAGATGCAGGCTGTGGACAACGAACTGATGCGTGAGAACGCGCACTCGTCAATGCGGATTCAGAACCCCGAAAGGAGTTCCCGCACAACCTTTGGAAGCCGCTAACGCGGTTTTATGAACCTCTTAGGAGAATCAAATGGCAAACGTAGATAAAGCCTTTGGTTTGCGTCCTGTTGGCAATGTGACCGGTCGTGTTACCGGTGCCCAGTACGGGTATCAGATTGCTGACAACCAAGCCGGGGCGATTTATCAGGGTGACTTGGTTGCCCTATCCGCCGGGTATATTGTGAAATTTGTTGCTGCTTCGCATGCTACGGCTATCGGAGTTTTCAACGGCTGTTTCTACACTGACCCAACTTCTGGTAAGCCCACCTACAAGAACTACTATCCGGGTAGCGTCAACATCACCAGCGGCACCATCCAAGCCGATGTGATTGACGATCCCAACCAGTTGTTCGTGATCCAAGCTGATGACAGTGTTGCGCAAGCTGACATTGGTCAAAACGCTCCGGTTGCAACGGGTTCTACCGGCAGCACCGTCACGGGTGTTTCCAACATGGAGTTGGACGCATCTGCAATTGCAACTACTTCGACGCTGGCTCTGAAGATTTTGGGCGCTTACAACTCGCCTGACAATGCTTTGGGTAGCGCGAACGTGGATGTGATTGTCAAGATTAACACTCACAGCCTCGGTAGCGTCGGCACCGCTGGCGAATAAGGAGTAAATAGAAATGGCAATTTCACGCGCACAACTCGTTAAAGAGCTTGAGCCGGGTCTAAACGCCCTGTTCGGTATGGAGTATGACCGTTACGAAAACGAGCATGCAGAGATCTTCTCAACCGAGTCTTCGGACCGTGCCTTTGAAGAAGAAGTGATGCTGACTGGTTTCGGCGCGGCTCCGACCAAGACCGAAGGCGCAGGCGTCGCTTATGACTCCGCTCAAGAGTCGTTTACCGCTCGTTACAGCCACGAAACCGTTGCTATGGCGTTCGCCCTGACCGAAGAGGCCATTGAGGACAACCTCTATGACCGCTTGGCTTCGCGTTACACCAAAGCTCTGGCCCGTTCGATGGCGCACACCAAGCAAGTTAAGGCTGCTTCGATTCTGAACAACGCCTTTAACACCTCTGGTGCGTACAACGGCGGCGACGGCGTTTCGCTGTGCAACAGCACTCACCCCACAGCCCTTGGCCCCTCGTTTGCTAACACCCCCACGGTGGCGGCAGACTTGAACGAAACCTCGTTGGAGCAAGGTATCATCGATATCGCTGCTTTCACCGACGAGCGTGGCTTGAAGGTTGCTGTGCAGGCCCGTAAGCTGGTCATTCCTAAGGAGCTTCAGTTCACTGCTGAGCGCCTGATGAAATCGACGCTGCGTACGGCTACTGCCGACAACGACATCAACGCCATCCGTTCGATGGGCATGGTGCCGGAAGGCTACGCTGTGAACCACTTCTTGACCGACACGGACGCTTGGTTCCTCATGACCGACGCTCCTAACGGCCTGAAGATGTTCAACCGCGCTGGCATCAAGACCGCCTTTGAAGGCGATTTTGACACCGGTAACGTGCGTTACAAGGCCCGTGAGCGCTACAGCTTTGGCTGGAGCGACCCGCGTGGTATCTACGGTTCGTCTGGCGCGGCGTAAAGCCAAGGAGGCTTCGGCCTCCTGCCTATGAACCTAGGGGGCTTCGGCCCCCTTTTTCTTTATCTTTTTTTTGCGCCTGCGTTCTTCCCGCAGATTATGGTGGTGGATGCGGTGGCAGTTAGCGCATAACGGTACGCACTTGGCTACCTCCGCAAATAGTAATTCTTCTGCTCGACGACGTACGAGGGTATGGATATGGTGCTCTTTGGTGCCCGGTGGGTGGTGGAAGTCTATGGCTGCAGGGTGTGAAAACCCGCAACTGGCACATTTGATATTGGCTTTATATTCTGCCCAGCGCTTACCAAACGTACGTCTTTGCTCCCGCTGCTTGGCGGCTAGCGCTTTTTTGTTGTTTTGGTAGTGTTTAGCGGAGGCTTTCTTTGAAACTTCTTTTCGTTTCTTTGGGTCTTTATACGGCACGATTTACTTTACATCTCCAGTACAAACAGGAATCGCCTGCCCAAGGGTCGGATGGTTCATATAACTTAAAGCCGCATGTTATCAAACTATTGGAACTGGCTGGATTTTCGTACGTTTCTGTCACCGCCCAGTTCATGCCTAATTTTCTGGCTTGATTTAATCGGGCGCGTATCAATCGTTTCTGCAGACCTTGGCCCCGGTGTTCAGGCACCACGCCTGCTCGACACAAGTAGACGCAATCTGTCCAACGAGCAGACGGCACCATTCCAGCAAAGCCGACCGCCCCTGCTTTTCGTTCAAAAGCTACAAACCACCACCCTTCAAGCGGAGGATAGATCTCGTCATAGGGTAGAGATTGCAGCTGTAAGCCGCATAGGATGTTCCTCCAATATATCTTTGAGATATCTACGGAACGTATTTTGTATTCCATGGTCTACCAAAAAAGGGTTGACTTGTAGTTTAATTCGTGTATATTACGGTAGCAAGTCCGGGGTTCCCCGGTATTACTGACAGTCCCGGCTGACGACATGCAGACAGTAATACCTACGTTTTAACTCGCATGTGAGGATTAAAAATGGCTAACACCACTTTTTCTGGCCCGGTTATTTCGACCAACGGCTTTGTACCCCCTGTCACTGTTACGGCCTCGTTGCCCGCAGCCTCTTCGGTTGCCGCTGGCACCATGTATATCATCACCGATAACGGCGTTGGCGATAACGAAATTTGCATTGTGATCAGCGACGGCTCGGCTTGGAAGACTGCTGTAGGCGCTGCATTGTCGTAATTTGTCTCCCGCAAGGGTTTTTAACTCAAGGAGCAAATTATGGGATATATGAGCGATGTAAAAAGCACCCGTTTAAATGGTGCTGGCGGGGCCATTTTTGGCGGTCCTGCCCGTGTTAAAGGCATTTATATCGTCTCTACTGCTACTGCGGGCTCGGTGGTGATTAAGGATGGTGGTTCCGGCGGAACCACTGTTTGCACCATTGACACTCCAGCTGCCGTAGACACGATGTATATTCGCTTGCCTGAGGACGGCCTGCGATGTGCTACCGATGCCTATGCTGCCCTGTCTAATGTCACGGCGGCGACATTCTTTTACGCTTAAAGGATTGGTATGGACAAGAAAAAGATGGCTAAGTTAATGAAGCCTTATGGGCCTCGCAATCCTGATGCTAAGCCGGGTGACGAGCAGGTTTACACGCCTGAGACCCGTCGTCGCATCAAGC